CTGTATGTGACTGTGATAAACCTAATATGAGAGATATACCAGACTCTCTAACAAAGGAAACATAATGAGATATTTAAAAGATATTATTGTCCTAGTCATGGCACTAGGATTGATGGGACTACTCGGACTCATTGTAGTAGATGAATTTATGCTCGCAAAAGAACATAATGCCGAACTTGATCAGAATATTGTAGAGCTCTTACAAATGAGTGTGACAGGTATTATTGGTCTGGTTGCAGGATATGTAAGCGGAACAACAAAAGGATAAACTATGAATATTGAACAACTACGTGAAGAAATTGCTGTAGATGAAGGAGTAAAATATGAAATATACCTTGATCATCTCGGGCTCCCTACTTTTGGTATTGGCCATTTGGTTAGGGATGACGATCCAGAGTCTGGACAACCAGTTGGGACAGCTGTCAGCGAGGACAGAGTCAACGAGTGTTTCGATAAAGACGTTGAAATTGTTATCGACGACTGTAGACAACTATACGAGGACTTCGATGATTTGCCGGGCGAGGCCCAACTCATTATAGCCAATATGATGTTTAATATGGGTCGACCTCGTTTATCGAAGTTTAAAGGCATGAAAAGAGGCGTAGATAGTCGTGATTGGGATACAGCTGCAGACGAGATGGTAGACTCTGCATGGTATCGTCAAGTAACGAATAGAGCTAATCGTTTAGTAAAAAGAATGAGGGCTATCGCTGATTAAACTATGTACATCCCTATGATTCTATGGTATAATACTACTATGATTTGGAGGTTGTATGTCAGCATTTTACACATCGGTGTGCCGTTACGGTAACTCAATGTTATATCGTGGTTATGATGGCCATGGTAAACGAGTTTACAAAAAAGATAACTTTAAACCAAAATACTATGTGCCTTCGCAGGCAGAGTCTGTATGGCGTGGACTCGATGGAGCAGTTGTTGGCCCTGTCGAGTTTGACTCTATGCGTGAAGCCAAGCAATGGCTTGATCAGTATCGCGAGGTAAGTGGCCTCAAGATCTATGGTCACTCGAACATGATTCACCAGTATATCACACAGAGATATCCTGGCGATATCATATGGGACAGAGACAAGGTAAACGTCACTACCATCGATATCGAGACAGCATATGAAGATGGCTTTCCTGAGCCAGACATCGCTGATCAGTCTGTACTCGCTATCACCCTTAAGAATAATATTGACAATGTTTATCGTGTATGGGGTATGGGTGACTTTGATACAGAGAAGTCTCTTATCAAACCTGTGCGTTATATCAAGTGTGATGATGAGATTGACTTGCTGTTAAAGTTCCTTGACTATTGGTCAATGCCTTCTGCATATCCTGATGTTATTACTGGTTGGAACGTCAAGTTCTTTGATATCCCATACCTTGTCAATCGAGTGAATCGTGTACTTGGTCTCGAGAGTGTCAAGAAGTTTTCACCATGGGGTATGGTCGACCATCGTAAGGTGGTTCGTCGTGGTCAAGAAGCTACTACCTACAATCTACAAGGCATACAAACACTTGATTATCTTGATCTGTTTCAAAAGTTTGGCTATACGTATGGTGCACAAGAATCATATAAGCTTGATCATATTGCAAAGGTAGTACTTGGCGAGAAGAAACTATCATTCGAAGAGTCTGGTTCATTACGTAACCTATATAAAGATGACTTCCAACGATACATCGATTATAACATGAAAGATGTTCAGTTAGTTGATCGACTTGAAGATAAGATGGGTCTTATCACCCTTGCTTTAACCGTGGCCTATAAGGGTGGCGTCAACTATACTGACACGTTTGGTACCACTTCAATATGGGAATCAATCATATATCGTAAACTGAATTGGCAACGTATCGCACCTATTGTCGGTGGAGATGAGATGCTTAAAGAACGATTCGAAGGTGGCTATGTCAAACCCCCACAGGTAGGTATGCACGACTGGGTAGTTTCATTTGATTTGAATTCTCTGTATCCTAATATTATCGTTCAATGGAATATGTCACCCGAAACATTACGTAAAGATCCATCTCACAATGCTCCGAGCGGAGTAGACTATTATCTCAACTTTAGTGAAAGTGAGCAAGATCCTATACATCCAGTTATTCGTGAGCACGATGCTGCTGTGGCAGCAAATGGTTCTACATATCGTAAAGACATTGATGGTGTCATTCCAAATATCATTGTTGATTACTATGACGAACGTAAGTCAATCAAGAGTCAGATGTTGGCTGCTGAAAGCCAGTATCAAAGATCAAAGACAGTTGACCTTGAGAAAGAAATTAGTCGACTTACTAACTCGCAGATGGCTATTAAGATTCTTATGAACTCTTTGTATGGTGCTATTGGCAATCAGTACTTCAAATACTTCGACCTACGTATCGCCGAAGGTATCACACTTACAGGTCAATTGGCAATTCAGTGGGCCGAAAGAGCAGTAAACCGCGAGCTCAACAAGATCCTCAAGACCGAAAAAGATTATGTGATTGCTATCGATACCGATTCATTGTATATCAACTTTGGTCCAATGGTTGAACAACTCAAGCCTGCTGACCCAGTTAAGTTCCTCGATAAGATCTGCAAAGAACACTTTGAACCAATCATCGCAAAAGCGTATGACAAACTATACACAAATATGAATTGTCATAAATCTCGAATGGAGATGGGCAGAGAAGTTATCGCAGATCGTGGCATATGGACTGCCAAGAAACGATACATCCTCAATGTCCATAACTCTGAAGGTGTACAATATGCAGAGCCCAAACTCAAGATCATGGGTATTGAGGCTATTAAGTCTTCGACTCCTGAGATATGCCGCGACAAGTTTAGAGAGATATTCAACATCATCATGTCTGGTAGCGAGAGAGATGTGCAACAATTCATCTTAAAGTTTAAGCATGACTTTAGATCTCGTAATCCAGAAGATGTTGCTTTCCCACGATCAGTATCAAATATCACTGATTGGAAAGACCGTAGTACGGTCTACAAGAAAGGTTCTCCTATCCATGTTCGTGGTTCTCTTGTCTACAACAAGGCGCTCAAAGAGTCAGGCATGATGAATAAGTATGAAGCCATTCAGAATGGTTCTCGTATCAAGTTTGTCTACATGAAAAAGCCAAACAACATCAAAGAAAATGTTATAGCATTTCCAGATGTGTTGCCAAAGGAGTTTAAACTCCATGGTCATGTCGACTATGATAAACAATTTGATAAGACATTTATCGAGCCACTTCGTCTCATCCTTGACTCGATTGGTTGGAAAGCCGAAGAGTCTGCATCTCTTGAAGATTTCTTTGCTTAAGCATGTACAAGTGCTATATAATGTGGTATAATATCTGTATAATAAAAAATGAATGGAGTAATTATGAGTAATAATTGGGTACAAGATATCAATGATATGCATCGTAAGTTCGGTGTACATGATTGGTTTGAAGCAAATAAAGATAATAAAGAACTCATGGATAAATATCTTCGCTTTCGTCTTTCAATGTGTAAAGAAGAACTTGATGAAACTCTTGATGCTATTGAGCATCATGATGCCGAAGAAGTAGTCGATGGCCTTATTGACCTGTGTGTTTTTGCTATTGGTACTCTCGATGTGTTTGGCGTAGATGCGAATCAAGCATGGAATAAAGTATATGATGCAAATATGGTAAAGTCACCAGGTATCAAAGAAGGTCGACCAAACCCATTCGGTCTTCCAGATCTAATTAAACCCGAAGGCTGGCAATCTCCAGACCATGAGGATAATCATGGCGATCTCACTCACGCTCTTTGATAGCGTCTATGATAACAAAACAGAAAAGCGTGTCGACCTAGCAAACTTCGGCGCGCTTGAAGCTGTTCTATATAAACTATCAGAAAAAGAACGAGTGTCTAAAAAAGATGCTGATCTTATATCTCCAGCGATATATAATATTGGTACTACTCGAGCTAACAAAAATGTAGTTGAGTGGGGTGGTTGGTGTGCTGTCGACGTTGATGACTTTGAAGTAGAAGGTGATTTATACAATGCTATTAGACAAAGAACTCGTGATTGGCGTTTCGTTTGTTATTCTACTGCTAGTAGCACTAATGCTCAAAAGAAGTTCCGCCTTGTATTTCCACTTACGAAAAGAATACCAGCTGGCGAAATATCTGCATTCAACTATGCCTTACAGCATGCACTCGGTGGTCTCGCAGATGAACAAACAAAAGACCTTGCACGAATGTATTATATTCCTGCTAAGTACAGTGGCGCTAACAACTTTATCTTTTCTGGTCATGGTGATCCTATTGATCCTTACACCTTAACAAAGGAATTTCCGTATGTCCAAAAAAGTAGTTCAGCCAACTTCTTCGATCGACTCCCAGAAGAAATGCAAAGACAAATCATTGAACACAGAAAAGGACAAATGGATAACACTAACGTGGTGTGGTCGTCCTATCGTGACTGTCCCTTCTTCCCTCGTAAGCTCGAAGCAGAATACAGACTCATCACAAACACCGGATGGTACCACAAAATGTACCAAATAATGGTAGCAGTTGCAGGTAATGCAATCAAACAAAAATATCCTATTACATCAAATGAAATCGCTAAGATGTGTCAAGAGCTAGATATGGAAACTGGCAATTGGTATAAGAATCGTCCACTTGATAAGGAAGCTGATCGTGCTCTCGAATATGTCTACAAAAATATCTAATAAAGTAGTTTACATTTAGAAGAAAATGTTGTATAATATAGTTATTAAATAAAACTAGGAGTTATAGTATGTTAAAAATTGAA